TATTTTCTTGCCTTATTTTGTCCTGCCTTATGTCCATTTTAATATAATCTTCTGCTTCGTCCAAACTCAGAAAACTATATATAGTTGCCCAAAAGAATCTAAAAAACTTTTGTTGGACTTTATATGAATGCTCATATCCAGCCATTTTAACAATACGGTATTTAGCCATTATTTGCGCTCCCAGATTTTATATCGGATCATAACCCCCAAGAATACCAGATTTAATAGGTAATTAAACAACAGAGGATAATCCTTTTTTGGCCAGATATAGATTATCGTGAGAATCTCACCACCCAACCATGCGGCCAAGAAAAACCAATTCAATCCTCTGGAATGTCCATCCTTTGCACATTGTATTGCCTGAGGCAATCCACATATTGCAAACAATATGGCACCTAGCCACCCCACAGTTTCCATTATTTACCCCTATCCCTTACAAAAAGTAAGGCCAATTATAAACCCGACCAAAAGATAAAAGGCAATTGGAAGGATATACTCGAAAGTTATTGTAATGATTTTATGAATCACAATATACTCCAAAACCCCTTTCGGGGTTATTATTTAATGACCTTGTTTTGATGGAACATATACACCGCGGATATTGAATCGGTCGCAAACCGCTTTCAGATATTCGATATTGTCTTCGTAGAATGTAAATTCTGCGTCTTTGAAATTAACCAGATTGAAAAACTTGGCCAAACCATTGATTTTGAGGGTTTTGCCAGATACTGCGGAACCCTCTGGACGGGAAATAAGATAATCGGGTTCGCCGAGAATATCACGGACAAACTGATAATCGGGTTCGTGCATAACACGGGCGGTTGCGATAATAACAAAAGTATTATCGTCAGTCAAATCACGCTTATATTGCTCGGCTAATGGCAACAGAGTATCATCGCCTGCACGATATTCGTTTTCTCTCCAGTATTGAAGATCGATTCTCTCACCATTATCGTCGATAATAGTGCGATACCGATGCAGTGAATTAACAATGGTACCGTCCATGTCATATATGGAAACCTTCTTGATCTTTGCCATTTTGTGTCCTAGTGGTTGTTTGTTGCTATGGGTGTATTATGGGGGACCAACAGAAATTTGTCAATCAAAAATTTTGTAGGGTGCGTTGAAAGTTTTTGAATGGGCCAGGCGTGTGGGCCGTGGTATAATTTTGGCGCCTCAAAGCCCCTACACACCATAGGGGCTTTGAGCCAGGCCCTTGACAGCCCCCAAAATTATCTGTTATAATTTTGGCGCCTATATAAGGGTAAACCCTTATATATTATTCCGACCAGCAAGGCAGGAGTGGTGGATATTCATTTGGGGGACAATACCAGCAATCTGGGTGGTCCATTACCAGATCGATTATCTCAAAACCAGTTACGGCTTCTTCAGTAAAAACCCAATCCTGATATTCCAACATTATATTGATCTCCACAATCCAATCATATTAGCCAACATGAAAAAACCATTCAAAACCCCTAAGCTCAAATTACGGGTTTTGATGGCCACCCACAGCCATGAAACGCTGCCGACCAAAAACAGAATGTAGCCGATTACAAACACCTGAAACGCGACGACAAAGCTGCCGATCACGCTTGCCACAGTGCCGATCCATCCAATCATGTCAACCCTTTATATTTAGCTTGACGATAGTTTACCATGCTGTGACACCGGGTTGTCTGAATGCCCATCTGTTTTAGTACACTATACCAGCCCTTGCCATGTCCGGGGTCACCGTGTATGGTATAAGCCACCAAGTGCGCCAATTCGTGCGGGATTGTGTCCACAATCATGTGGTCGGTGTATTGGTCAAACAGGTCTGTTGACAGGTCGATCTTTTGTGGGGTTTCTTCAATGAAGGCACGCCCGGCCGTGGTCTTGAGCCTATTGTTCAGGGTCACTCTGGGGGTGGCCTTCTGAATTGTAGGGTATTGTGCCAAAAACTTGACCCACCACGCCCTAACGTGGTATTGCGCCAGATCCTGCAATGCTTGTTTGTCCATGCGGCCATTCTCGCCAGGCTACCTTACATCAAACTTACAACCCTGAGCCCAGGTCGGGTATGCAAAAAATTCTTGACACCCCCCAAAATTATATGATATAATTTTGGCGCCAACCCCTTGCCAAAACGGCAAGGGTCAATAGGGGTTTCCCCCTATTGTCAAGCCGACAGCTTGGCCAAGATCTTGGCCAGTGCAGTCTTGTTGGCCTTGGTGAGACTGTCGATCTCACCGTCCGACAATCCAGCCAGAGCCCCGATCTTGTCGGCAGTCTCATCCTTGCGTACAGGACGCTCGCCAGTCTTGCTGACGTATTCCTTACGCTTGTACACACCCTCGCGTGACAGCTTGGCCACAACAGAGCGCACGGTTTTCCCGAGGCTCTCAGCGATGGCCTCAACAGCCACGCCTTGAGCGTAATCCGCCAGCATGGTGGCGGTTTGTTCTGGGGTATAGTTCACAGTCTTTTCAGCCATCACAATCTCCTAAAGTGAAAACACATTTTAGTGCCTGACACATAACCCTGTCAAGCGTAGGGTTTTTCAAGTGTAAAAACAATCCAGAACCATAGGCTCGCCGTGGTTCACCAGTTCCAGTGATTGACCCTCAAGTGCGGCCTGCTGGAATGCCTCCACCCGCACATCGGGCTCATCGTAGTATTCCCATGCAACATGCCCTGCCTGATAGGGCCCCTCAGCACGCACAACCCACATGCCACCATATTCTGATTCTGGAAACGGTACGGGGTGATTGAAGATAAAAACCTTCATACAATTCCTTTCTTGATGCGATGACGCATGTTACCACGCCCAGCAAAAAACAGTCAACACATTAACCCTGAGCCCAGGTCGGGTATTAGCCAGGCCTCTTGACAGGGCCCGAAATTATGTGATATAATTTCGGCGCCTATAACCCCACAGATTGTGGGGTCTTTGTTTATGTGGTGGGCTCCTCCACATGCCAGCCCTCCTCACGGAGTTGTTCCCGACCCTCGGGTGTGGCCTTCATGTTGGCCATGTAGCGGTCAAGGCTTTCCAGCCCGTCAATCAAAGCCACACGGTCAGTGTGGTCAACCCAACGAGGACGCACGCCATGCACGTCTTTGTGGTAGTCCGAGAAACGGGAGGCCAATTCCTCCGTGGTGTAAACATTCCAATCCATTACCATTCTCCCATGATGATCATTGCAATTCCGGCAATCAGTGTCGGTACGATCAAGAACCCCAAGAACCAGATCATTTCCATGATAGTGTCATCCTCTTGATTTGAAGGTCTGGGCAGGCATTGCCCAATGTGTGTCTGAGATGCTGGGCATCCAGATTGGCATCCCATTCTGTATCATAGTACATTGTGGGTTGTCCGTCAACAATCAACATCCATGCAGTCATACACCCTCCGCCAGCTCTTGCAGTTCCCAGTTGATTGGATCTTCGTTCCAGATCAACTCAGCTGCAACCATGTCCAGCTCGAATGCTTCGATATCTTCACGGGTCATGTCTGCTGGGTAGTACATCTGGATCTCCTGTTTGCCTTGCGATGTAATGATTTTAAGCGAAAACACCAAGCAACAGCAACAACAAAATAATGCCCCTTCGACCAGGTGGGGTATTGGCCAGGCCTTGACAGCCCCCGAAATTGTGTGGTATAATTTCGGCGCAAATCCCTCTCCAATTTGGAGAGGGTTTCAGTTACTGTGTTAGTTCCCTGTACAGTAGGTCAGGGTCCACGTCATGCTCCCATGCCGCCGCGCGGCAGGCATAGTGCAGTGACATGCCGCATGTCTTCACCAAGTGAACCGCCGTGATGATGGCAGCATATAGCTTTGTCCTCATGTCTTGCCTCAGTCTACGATAACGTCAACGATTGTATCACCGTTGAAGATGAAGTACATGCATACCCTGCCGTAACTCACCATGATGCAACCGTTAGCGGGTTGCATCAGAAAGTGGGTCACGCCACGCTTGGCCATGTAGGCCTCGATTGCTTGGATCTGGTTGTTGTTCATGCTTCCTCCAAAATCTCTTGAGCAACCTCAACACATACCGAGTTCAGCATGTCATGGAGGTCAACCATGATATTGTAGTTGTCACGGCTACGGTCCAGCTGATAGTTCACCAGTGCGTTAGCGTATCGTTGGGCCAGGTTTTCCATGTGCTCTCGTGTGTTCATTTCCATCTCCTTGTCTACAGTGAACACAGTATATCAAACCAGCTGGAACGATCAAGCCTTTTCTTCATTTCCCCACAAATTAGTAGGGTATTGACAGAATTGTAGCTTCCATGAGAAAATAGGACAGGGGCGGTTGTTAGACTTGTGAATGTTGACCACCCGCTGGGCCCACCCGCACGCGGCCTATTTGGGAAAATTCAGCCAACACCTTGTACGCAGACCAAATTTTCACTTGAACGTTCTACCCTAAACTGTTATAATTACCCCGGATCGCCAAATTTGGGATCATCTAAGGGAAATTTTATGAACTTTTTAAAGTGGCTACAAACAGCCTTTCAACCGCACTATCGTGACGAGATATATTCATACTTGTCACAAAGCACCGACCTCTGTGACTTAGAACGTCGCATGAACTTCATACAGAGGAGAGGTTATCTATGAAATTTATGAACTACATCTGGCTCAGGCTTATAGAATGTTCAGAGGAATTGTACGAATTCCGCCAACGTTACTACGGCACCAGAATCTTTGATCGCTATATCTGAAAGGATCAACCGTGAAAAACACAATGCTAGACCCAATTTATCAGACCATGATTGGTTTTGAGAACATGTTGAAGCACTCAACTTCAAGCTATCCCCCGTACAACTTGTACAAAGCCGACGACCACAACTATGTCATCGAAATCGCTGTGAGTGGCTGGCATAAGAGCGAACTCGACGTGAGCTTAGCCGGCACAACCTTGACAGTCAAGGGCACCAAGGCCAAGGAAGAGGACCGTAACTATTTGGTCCGTGGCTTAGCCCATCGCAGCTGGACTCGTACTTGGACCCTAGAGCCAGACATCACCGTCGAAGATGTGGAACTGGTCGATGGTGTGTTATACATCGAGTTATACAGTAACCCCAAGTCAACCACTCGCAAGTTAGATATTAAGTAAGGGACCACATGCTACCAGCTCAACACCCAGCCGAAACACTGCAGATCGACCCTGAGGGGTTGGAGATTGCGAACTGCTACTTACAGACTCAGAGCCTATCCAAAGTTGCTGAGGACTTAGGCATTTCCACCGAGCTGGTAGCAACCCAACTAAACCGCCGAGAGGTAAAAGCCTATATCGATCAAGTCTTCAAGGACGTAGGCTTCAACAACCGCTTTAAAATGCGTAAAGCGATGGATATGCTTATTAGCAAAAAGTTCCAAGAGTTGGACGAGGCGGGGGTTGGAAGTTCAAAAGACATTGCCGACCTGCTAGCCTTAAGTCACAAAATGACCATGGAACAATTAGACCGAGAAATTCAACTGGAGAAAGTACGTGCCAACAATATTAAATCTCAGGTCAATGTTCAAATCAATGATGGTGGTTCATCTGGCTCAAATTATGGCTCCCTACTCGAGAAGTTGTTAAAAAGCAATGCTTAAGATCTCTCGAAGTGACATTGACCAGTTCAACATTACAGATTATCCAGGTGATACCCGTTTTATCAAGCTACCCATTGCCAACTATCTAAAGTTGGCAACTGTTAATGGGTCACCCATCTACGACAACTTGAACTGTCCTCAGATTGCCTTGATCAACGCTGTCAACTCACCCAACTACCGCTTTATCTGTGCTGCTCTTAGTCGAAGACTGGGCAAGACCTTTATTGCCAACGTAATCGGGCAATTGGTGGTGTTAATCCCAGGTTGTAATGTCTTGATCATGAGTCCCAACTACAATCTTTCGACGATTTCATTCGATCTCCAGCGTGGGTTCATCAAACAGTTTGACCTAGAAGTCACCAAAGACAACGTAAAAGACAAGGTCATCGAGCTCTCGAATGGCAGTACTATCCGTATGGGTAGTATTACAACTGTTGACTCTAGTGTGGGTCGTAGTTACAACTTGATCATATTTGAC